AATAAAAAACCAGCAAACGGCCGGTTTAACGAACACACCATCTTACTTAAAGTAATTGAAAACAAACTATAATGACAACAGAAGAACTGCCTATTAAAGTATTGAGCAAACAGGAGTTTGCAATGCAAATTGAAAGGCGCGTGCAGCGCAAAGAAATGGGTTACTTGGAAGCCATTATTGACTATTGTGATGATCATGGGTTTGAGGCCGATGACATATACAAGTTGGTTGTTGGAAGCCTTAAGGAAAAACTTGAAGCTGAAGCACAGCGCAATAATCTATTGCCCAAAACGTCAACAGGTGCATTTGGGTGATTTGTCTTTCCACCGAAACAGGCATTGCACCATTTGATGTATGGAGTATCTATACATCAATAAATTTGCATTTTAAAAAAGGTGGCAGCTATGACGCATTTAAGTTTAACTTTAAAGGGCCGCGTCTAAAGCGCGAAAGCTTTATGGCAAATCGCAACCGTTACTCTTTTGAAAAACTAGCGCGCACATATCCCAAAAAGAATGACTTGATTTGCTATTTCATGAGCAATGTAGTTGCGGGCAATGCATGGATCAATGCTATGAATGACTCCGCATACAATCAATGGCTTGCAAAGATTCAAGCGTTGGACTATAGCTTTAAGGCTGAAATGAGTGATGCTGCAGCTGTTGCAGAGCGCAATGGTTATTCATTTGACCAACTCTTTAATCCACGCGACAAAAGCGATGTACCTGCAATCTATAAACTGTATCAAGCCGAAAGAGTAAGCCTTGAGTCACTGGCCATACTTGACAATCTGCTACACTATACCAAGAGTATAAATAAAAATCTTAGTGATCCGCTTGAAATATCGTCAGATATATCTCACCGCATCATTAAGTATAAACCTTTCCTACGCTCAGAAATGAATGTAGAAAAACACAAAAATATTGTAATTAATTTGTTTACAAGTGTAAGCAAATAGGTTATAATAATTACACAACGCAATACAACAACACACTGTTAAAAAATAATATGTCATTTGAAAAACTAAAACAAAATCGGTCAGACGCAATTAACAAACTTGTTAATGCTGCTGAAAAAGTCGGAGGAGCTACCAAAACTTATGGTGATGATCGCCTATGGTCGCCAGTAGTTGATAAAGCAGGCAATGGTTATGCCATCATTCGTTTCCTGCCAGCAAAAGAAGGCGATGACCTGCCATGGGCTCGCTTTTGGGACCATGGATTCAAGGGGCCAACTGGTCGCTGGTATATTGAAAACAGCTTGACAAGCATTGGCCAAGCCGATCCTTGCAGCGAAATCAACAGCGTACTGTGGAACAGTGGCAATGAAAAGGATAAGGAAATTGCACGTGACCGCAAGCGTCGTTTGCATTATGTGTCAAACATTCTTGTGGTTAGCGATCCTGCAAATCCAGCAAATGAAGGTAAGGTTTTCCTCTATAAGTATGGAAAGAAAATCTTTGATAAGATTATGGATATTATGCAGCCTCAATTTCAAGATGAGACTCCGGTTAATCCATTTGATTTTTGGGCTGGTGCAAACTTCCGTTTAAAGATTCGCAACTTTGAAGGTTATCGCAATTATGATAAGAGTGAATTTGACAAGGCAAGTGAATTGTTTAATGGTGATGAAGCACAACTTGAGGAAACCTATGGCAAACTCTATAAGTTAAGCGACTTTACTGACCCATCCAATTACAAGTCATATGCAGAATTAAAGCGCAAGCTGGTTGAAGTTCTTGGCGCAGAAGCGGCTGGTGCAAGTCATGAAAGCGAAAGTGTTGAAACACCATCGCGGAGCGTGATTGGCCGCACCGTTGAAGCGGCGGAACCACAGCGCACTGTGCAAAGCAGCTTTGAAACAACTAGTGCCACAACTGATTCTGACGATGACGATGACAGCCTTAGTTATTTTGCTAAGCTTGCTCAAAGCTAATTGTTAAAACGCGAATGCGCAAAGGCTTCTAACGCGGTCTTTGCGCATTTTTGTATAAATATGATAGATGTGTATGAAACCATACATTAAAGTATTTAGTATTGGCACCTGCAAAGATTGCGCAGCCTATCATCAAACCGTACATGACTTTTGTGTTGAACATAAAATCGAGTATGATATTATAGATGTTGATCGCGAAGAAAATTTGCATGAGATATTAGCGCGCAAGCTACAATATATACCATCAACACTTGTATTTAAAAACAGCACACTGCTAAGACAAGCAGGCGAGATACTAACAAAAGAAGCGCTAACACAACTTGTATATGGTATTTGAAGAAACTGTTTTTGATTTTGGGTTCACGGCCGTTCACGAAGACGAGCTTGAAAGTGTACAAGCAGCGGCTAATAGCAGCGCACTAGCGGTAACAACGCAAACCAAATTGGACGCACTCTATAAAGCAATACTTCCATTGCTAGACAATCTTAAAAAGAATCCTGAAAAGGACTATATCTTTTGGCCTAAACGTATGGACAAAATAAAAGCGTTTGAGACGATGATTAAACAAATCTACAAAGCCTAGCCAGCATATACGTTTCCGCCTGCAACACACACTGAGGCTGTAAAGGTGCTGTTATGGCTGTCAAGCAAGTCGCCGTTGCAATGCACACCACGTCCATTTATGAATACCGTGGCACTACCAATTTGAGCCTTTTCTCCACACGCTGTAGAGTCGCCAATTGCAACAGCCTGATACCCGCCTATGTATACGGTGTTGGCGTTGCTAGCATACGGCGAATTGGTATGAGGCGTGCCGCCGCCAACTGGCGTGTGTGTGCTAGCATAATCAGCTCCGCATCTTGCAATACTCTTACCCATAATTATACGCTTGCAAAACCCATTGCGCTGCCAGTCATTATTGGATCGTATGAGCTGTTGGTATTGTTTACAGAACTTTGAGTTGTATTGGTGGTATTGCCTCCATAATTATTAACAATTACTGGTGATATTGATATGGTATTGCTGCTATTTAATAGTTCAGCACCGGTTGTATTGGTTATAGGAGTTACAACTGGTTTAGACCTAGACGATTTTTCACCATCTGACAATTGTTCGCCTGTAGACATTTTACCATTGACAGCCCCTGGCGCCATTTCCTTTCCGCCAGCTTTAAGACCAGCATATTCGTATATACTATCTGGTATTGCTTTTGCAACCCAGCTCATTGGATTAAGCATACCGGTAGCCGATGGATCAGGCAACACATCTCGCAATACACTTTTTGCAAATCCTTCAGCGAGATTACCAATGCCGCTCAATGCACCGTCAATTGCTTGGCCCATTTGTCCAGTCAATTCATTTATAAGAGATGGTATATTCATTATCCAATGGATGAAGCTATCAATTGCTTCGCCTATAGCATCAAATACACTTTTGTAAACATCAGCAAAAGAAAAACTATCTAAAACATTTGCAATGTCAAATGCACCAAACATAGTAGCAATCCATGAAAACGCTCCTTTAAGAGTATCCAATATGCCACTTACTATAGTTAGCCATATGCCGGCCACGTTAAAATTTTCAAAGGCTTTAGAGAATTTTTCAAACGAAAAGATTGATTTAAACCAGTCAAATGCATATATGACGGTATCAAAGATTGCATCAACACCATCCTTAAATAGTTGCGAAAAGGAGAAGCTGTCAAGCACCTTTGATACATTATCAAATCCTAACATGGACGCAATCCATGAGACCGCGCCTTTAATCATATCCAATAAGCCTCCTATCAATGCATCAAATATTCCAACTATTGCACCTTTAATACCGCCAATAATTCCATCTTCTTTAAAGCCTTTGACGAATCCAATGATAGCAGCGATTAACGAAGTTATAATTAACAGCGGTAATGCAATTACTTTCATCAGAGGACCCAACGCTTTTAATACGCTTCCCAATACATTAGCAAGGCCTTTACCCAATTTTAAGCCGGCCTGAAATCCTTGAAAAAACATCCCAAATGTATTGCTTAGCAATCCAAAAAATTTGCTAAAGCCACTAAAGAATTTGCTTATACCAGTTGCGCTCTCTCCAATTACTGCACCAGCTGACTTTGCAGTATTAAACAACTCAGATAGTGTTTTACCTGCGGTGCTTAATGCTTTAGCAAAATCGGTCCAGGCTTTACCTATTTGTTGTATTTTACCAACTAACGGTTTAAATAATTTTCCATTTAAATATGATACAGCCAAATCAACTTGCATGGCAACAGCTACTGCCATTGAACGCAATTGATTTCCTATGCGCGCAAACTTTCCAATTATAGACCTATTGTCTAAAAAGGCGGATACAGCTTTATATGCGCGTACAAATATTCCAACTATATTGCTTTGTATCTTTGCAATTGTTTGACTAATTGACTTTATCCAATTTGCATCTTTAATTAGCGCACCAAACAGCGCAGCAACTTCACTGACAAATCCTACAACGGTACCGCCAATGAGGCCTGCCGCAAAAGCAAGAATACCAGCTAAACCGCTTTCGCCATCTTTTTCTTTTTTCTTTTTCTTTTCTTTAGGCTGTATCTCTTCCTTATCACGCCCGCGCAATGCAGCAAGAAGATCACGGCGATTTTCTTCTTGCTGCATATCATTGCTTGTAAAGAATTCTAGCAACTCTTTATTGCTACGACTAATGTCAGACACCATGCGGCGCAAACTGGTGACAACCGCTAACAGCTGCCCACCATTGTCAACACGCTCACCTTCAGCTTGTGCACCAATCAAAAGACTGCGAGTAACCAATTTATTGTTGTCGTCTATTGCATCCATAATACGCTCGCCTGAAAGGTTTAAACTTTTAAGATGTGTGATTACTTCTGCTAATTGACTGGTTTCAGTATTGGCCATTGTTTTTAGTTGCTATTTTTGCGCTTTTGTTCTTCTTCTTTAAGATGTGAAACAAGCATTGAAATGTATATTTCCCTCTCCCATGGTATCATCATATCCAATTCACTTAATGAGTATTTGTGGTGCTGCATTAGTGCAAAGTTAGTTTGGAAATAATTAACCAGTGATTCATGTGAGAGGGCTAATCGAAAAAAGATTGTGTGCCAGACAGTTCCAATGTGTTGTCATGGCCGCAGCCTTTGCATTTAAATTTTACAGTTTCTTTAAGAGCAGGAACAGCTGCAATAAATGCTTCAATCTTTTGCATTTGTGAGCGGCTAAGACTGTTGATGAAAACAATCAATTCAGCCTTTGATGAATTTTCAGTGGGATATACTTTATCGGCATCAAAGATACTTTCAATACTTGCAATAACAACTTCATTGATAAGATCGCTTTGGCTCTTTTTGTCATCAGTTAGCGCTCCCATATCTTTAACGCGAATGTAACGCATATTGACACCAACACTATCGGATATCATAATTGTCTTGGATACACTGTCATCAAAATTTACAGCTACTTCATCAAGGTTAATATCAACTTGGTTTGGTACTTCACAGACACTACACTTGATGTTGACACTGCTAATTTCTCCAACGCTTTTGCTACGAAGTTTTAAGAAAATATATTCAAGGTCAAACGATGTTAACGCGTTAACATCGACTTTTTCAAATGTACATGCACGAATAATATCTTTCATTGCATTTAACATTTCGCGTGACTCTTGCGACTCTTGTGCCATAAGCAAGATCTTTTCTTCTTTTACGAGAAAAGGGCGATATTCAATAACCTTCTTTGTGGAAGGAATTTCAACAGTATACTTTGGGGATT